GACGACTCAGCAAAGCTGAAAGATCCCGCAAGGACCCTTGCTCAAGTCAAGGATGTCGTTAATGCCAAAGCTATGAAAGCAGAAGAGGCAGAAACAGAGGAGGAAGTTATCGAGGAAGAGGAAGCAACTACAGATGAAGTAGTCGCTGAAGAAGAAACAGCATCTGAAGAGGAATCTACAGAAGTTGTTGCAGAGGAAGAAACTTCAGAGGAAGAAACAGTCGCTGAAGAAGAAGAAAAATACGATGTCGAAGCAGATGTCGCAGCACTTCTTCAAGGTGAAGAACTTTCCGAAGAGTTCCAAAGCAAAGCAAAGACAATTTTTGAAACTGCAATCAAAACTAAAGTTGCAGAAATCAAAGAAGAATTACAAGAGTCTTATGCAACTACACTCGTTGAAGAGTTAGACAAAATCAAGGAAGGATTAACTGAAAGAGTTGATGGATACCTTGAGTATGTTGCTGACGAGTGGATGCAGGAAAATGCAATCCAAGTGGAAGCTGGACTCAAAACAGAAATGACTGAATCCGTCTTAGAAGGTATGAAGTCACTATTTGAAGAACATTATGTAACTATCCCTGAAGACAAATACGATGTACTTAATAGCATGGTAGATAAACTTGATGAAATGGAATCAAAACTCAATGAGCAAATAGATCGTAACGTTGCTCTAAATCGTAGATTGGCAGAATCCAATGCAGACGGTGTTTTCACTGCTGTAGCTGAAGGTCTTGCAGACACTCAGAAGGAAAAACTTGCTACTCTTGCCGAGAATGTTGAGTTTGAAAGTGAGACAGACTATCGTGAGAAACTAGTAACATTGAAGGAATCTTCTTTCCCATCAAAAACTAGTGCTCCAAAGAGCACCTCTGAGAATTTATCAGAAGAGGTTTCAACAGAAGAAGTAATATCTGAGGATGTTACTCCTAGAATGCAAGCCTATTTGGATATCTTATCCAGAGCTGCGAAGAAGTGAATTTAACATTTATTCAAACAACAAACCGTAAGAGGTAAAAACTCAAATGCAAATGTATAACACAGAATACTTGCAGGAGAAGTGGGGACCAATCCTAGATTATAACGGAGTTGATCCAATCAAGGATGCTCATAGAAGAGCAACAACCGCTATCTTGCTTGAGAACCAAGAAAAAGAATTAAGAGAAGAGGCATCTTTTCTATCAGAACAGCCAACAGTAAACACTGGTTCAACAAGTGGTGCAGCAGGTTTCTCTGCTGACGCAACTGCAACTGGTCCTGTTGCTGGTTTCGACCCAGTATTAATCAGTCTAATTCGTCGTTCAATGCCTAACTTGGTGGCATACGATCTTGCTGGTGTACAACCTATGAATGGTCCAACTGGACTTATCTTCGCAATGAGATCCAGATTCAACAACCAGTCTGGAACAGAAGCACTATTCAACGAACCAGATTCAGCATTCTCAGGTCAGAATGAAGGATTCGACGTAACCACAGGTTTCGTTAATGGTAACGTTGGTTTAGGTACAACTGCACAGAAGAAACTTGGAGATGGTGGAGACACCGATGCAAACCCAGGTCTTCTAAGTGGTGCTGCATCACCTACTGATGCTGTAGAGTACAACGTTGGTCAGGGTATGAGAACTGACTCCGCTGAAGATCTAGGTACAACAGGCGACGCTTTCAACGAGATGGCATTCTCCATCGAGAAAGTGACTGTTACTGCTAAGTCTAGAGCTCTAAAGGCAGAGTACAGTTTAGAATTAGCTCAAGACCTCAAAGCAATCCACGGATTGAACGCTGAGGCTGAGTTAGCAAATATTCTATCAACTGAGATACTTTCCGAAATCAACAGAGAAGTTATCAGAACAATCTATAACGTTGCTGAACCAGGTGCTCAGGCAAACGTTGCTTCTGCAGGAACATTCGACTTAGACACAGACTCCAACGGAAGATGGTCAGTTGAGAAGTTCAAGGGTCTTATTTTCCAGATGGAAAGAGATGCTAACGCAATCGCACAAAGAACTCGTCGTGGAAAGGGTAACATGATCCTATGTTCCGCAGACGTTGCTTCTGCACTTACAATGGCTGGTGTACTTGATTACACACCTGCTCTAAACGCTAACCTTAATGTAGATGACACAGGCAATACATTTGCTGGTGTATTACAAGGTAAGTACAGAGTATACATTGACCCATTTGCTGCTAACGTAGCTGATACACAGTACTATGTGATGGGTTACAAAGGTTCTTCACCTTATGACGCTGGATTATTCTACTGCCCATACGTTCCTCTACAGATGGTTCGTGCGGTTGGTCAGGATACATTCCAACCAAAGATTGGATTCAAGACCAGATATGGTATGGTTGAGAACCCATTCTCACAAGGACTTACACAAGGACTTGGAACTCTTACACGTAACACAAACCGTTACTACAGAAGAGTTAAGGTTTCTAACCTTATGTAATCTAGAGATTACAATATCTTTCAAGAGGGTGTCATTGACATCCTCTTTTTTTTATGCTAATTTATAAATAATGAAGAAAATATTAAATTTTACAAATGACACTAGCATATTATAGAGAAACACTGAAAGAAAATGCAAAAAAATTAGCAAGTAAAGGAAAAGGAATACTCGCTGTTGACGAATCTACAGGAACAGTTGGTAAAAGGTTAGCAGGTATTAACGTAGAAAATACTGAAGAAAATAGACAGGCATATCGTGGTATGTTATTCACCACACCAGAATTAGGAAAGTATATTAGTGGAGCAATATTGTTTGAAGAAACATTATATCAAGACCATAAAGATGGTGAATCAATGGTTGACAAACTTGAGAAACAGGGAATTATACCAGGTATTAAAGTTGATAAAGGTTTAAAACCATTACCTGGTGGATTACCACACGAAACATATTGTTCTGGTTTAGATGGATTAGTAGAAAGAGCATCTGATTATTACGAGAGGGGAGCGAGATTCGCTAAATGGAGAGCAGTTTTACAAATCGCAGAAGACGGACCTTCTGATTTAGCAGTGCAAGAAAATGCTTGGGGACTCGCTCGATACGCTCGCTCGGTTCAAGAATCTGGATTAGTTCCTATTGTTGAACCAGAAATACTAATGGATGGAGATCACCATATTGATAAAACTCAAAGAATTCAAAGAAAGGTAATACAAGAAGTTTATAAAGCTTGTGAACAAAATGGTGTATTATTAGAAGGAACACTATTGAAACCATCAATGACTGTATGTGGTGCTGACTGTCCTGACCAAGTAGATTATAAAGTAGTTGCACAAAAAACAATTCAAACATTACTTAGTTGTGTACCACCTCAAGTACCTGGTATAAACTTCTTATCTGGTGGTTTAAGTGAAGAGGCAGCATCAGTTTACTTGAATGAGATGAATTTAATTGGTGGCACACCTTGGAATGTTTCGTTTTCATATGGTAGAGCATTGCAACATTCTTGTCTAAAAGGTTGGTTAGGTTCAAATGAAAAAGCAGGGCAATCAGCATTGATTGCAAGAGCAAAGGCAAATTCAGAAGCAGCGATGGGATTATACGTGCCAGGTTCACAACCATCGTCTGATGAACAACTATTTGTAGCAGGTTATACTTATTAAATTGTCTGCATTCCAAAACAATAAATAATTGTTACGGGAGGTAAAGACAATGTTACACTTATTAGGTAGAGGAATAATGCCAGAATGGAACGAAGAGAAGCACGACAGAGATGAGGTCTTTGCTTTTCTGTGTTACCGTGGAACTCATTATGCAAAAACGGTTTACATAGATTTCACAATGGAGGGTCCTTCTTGGTTTCTAAATAATCCTAGAAAAGATGATCCTAAAATTAATACCTAACACACATCCAATACTACACGAAAGAGTAAAATCTTGTAGTGATGACTTAGACCGTCGTGAAATGTCTCGTATTCTAAAAGAGAATATGTTTCATTACGAAGGGATTGGACTGTCTGCAAATCAAATTGGTATTAGTGAAAGAGTTTTTGTGATGATGTTGAATATCGAAACAGAGGAAACAATTACTTGTTTTAATCCTCGTATTGTCAAAAGATATGAGGATGATGTTTGGTTTGAAGAAGGGTGTTTATCATTTCCTGATGAGATTATAAACATTCAAAGACCAAATCGAATTGTTGTAAAATACGAAGATGAAGATAAAAAAGACCATAAAATAAAATTAGATGGTCTTGCTGCTAGAGTATTTCTACACGAGTATGATCATTTACAAGGAATTGTTTTTACTGAAAGACAATAAATAATCAAAAAGATAATGACCAACTCGCCATTTTTTAAACAAGTAGGAAATAGAAATTTTCTGTCTGGGGTAGCTTTTAAATTTAATTTAACAAAGTTTCCGAAGGTTGACTTTTTCTCAAATTCTGCTAGAATACCAGAGTTGAACCTTGAACTTGCACAACAATCATCATATCTAAAAAATATTTCTGTACCAGGTGAAAGACTAACATATGGAGATTTCACTCTTCGTTTCTTAGTTGATGAAAATATGGAAAATTATCTTGCAGTTTATGGATGGTTAAAAGGATTGGGTTTTCCAGAGTCTGGGAAACAATTTAAAGAAATAATTACTGACTCTGATGGTCAAAGAGATCCAAAAGTAGCATTTTGTGATGGAACTCTAAGTATTCAAAATAGTAATTATAGAGAGGTTGCTAAAGTAAAATTTAATGACCTATTTCCAATATCATTAACATCTTTAGATTTTGATGCAACTGCTACTGATGTTCAATATCTTACAGCAGAAGCAACTTTCAAGTATACAATATACGACTTAGTAAGCAGCGTTACATGAATCTTGAACAAATTCAGGAGATGTGGGAGAAAGATTCCAAGATCGATCCTGATAATTTACATGATGAATCATTAAAAATACCTCAACTTCACTCAAAGTATTACACACTCTACAATACAATCACTTTGTTACGTGAGAGAGCAAGAGAGCAATATAGTAAGGTGAGACTGGAAAGATATAATTATTATACTGGAAAAGCACCAGCAGAAGTTTATGTTGAGGAACCTTTTCCTTACAAAGTTCGTGAGAAGGATGCAATTCAAAGACATCTTGAAG